TGCATTATTTCTCTAGGATCTCTATTACAAAATCTTAGAATTGATAGTATAAGTCTACGTTGACCTTCACGGTGTGCAGACTCGTAAGGATCGCCTTGTACATAAGTTGAATCATGTATAAAGGCTATTTTACATAGATGTTCTAGTATGCGTTCACCATCTTTAGTAGAAAACACAGCTCTATAAGCATCATGTAATTCGTTAAGTTTCGGTTGTTTCTGTGCCACCTAATATTCCTGCCGCATTGGCATCTTTAGCAGCTCCTGCAAGTTGTTGTGCTTGTTCAGCTTGCATAGCAGCTTCTTGTTGTTCTTGTCGTTGTTGTCTCATTTGTGCTACATTTTCTTCTGACATCAATGTTTCCATTGGAGCATCAAGTGTACCATGAGCCCATTTGAACGCACCGTCAGCATCTAAATTATCAAATATTTCAGGTCTGATATTAGCTAACGGCATTATTTGTTCCATGAAACGACTAAAGTTAAATACTGATTGTGACCTTTGAGCTCTCGCTACAGGTGACACATATTCAACTTTTAGTTTTGCGCCTTGTATCTCTGGTGGCGGAGATGCAATAGCTTGTCTTCTTGCCATAATGGCAAATACACGATCGATCAATGGTCCTAAGAACTCGGTTTGTAGACGACCTACCATCGGGCCTAGGAGTCGCATCTTTTCTTCTTGACGTTGTAAAACTTCTGTTGCGGTCATTTGTGGACCTTCTTGTCTCATTTGTAACCAATCAACGTGGAATGTTTTTAAGATATGATCACGTCTTGATTCAATGAAATCTAAACCAATATCTGGTCTTGCATTATTCATTAATGGCTCAATCTTATCTTGAGTACCAGATCTATAGTAATTCAATCCCCCCGGTACCGTTCTCAGCGGTAACATGAAACCGTCATCAGGTACTAAGAGTGGGGGGTCAGTGAGTTTCTGAGCAGCCCTAATGACGGTCTTGGTCATTTCGTTTACCATTCGTATATCTGGTAAACATGTCATAGCGGGGGAACGACCATAAATTTCGCCAGCGGTCTTAGACCATCTAGGTACTAAATATGGAAACTCATTAAAACCTGATTCATCTAGTAGTATCTTTTCTTCCATTAAGACATAACAACTGCTATATGGCATTTGTGTATTCATCTTAGTTTTAGGTGAATATGTCTCTCTTGGTTCTACTGCATGTATACAAGTAAATTCTTGGTGTGGTTGTTTATATGCTGTTTCAACAAATTTTTCAGGTAGTTTATCACCATACATTTGTACAAGTTGTCTTGCTGTATGTTTATACTTACGATATAGTGTATCTACTCTACCTTCTGAATCTTCAGCTATATAGCATTCAGCTAAGTGAAATGTTCTAAAGTTTATAGGTCTACCTGGTCTATCTTCTACATACATAACACCTGTACCATAAGATCCAAGGTCTAAATATAATTCATGTACTGCTGTAGTAAAGTTAGATTCAGGTGTATTAAATACATCATCAAACATTGTCTCAGTTGTACCTTGTAACCAGTTACGTACTGATTGACTAAGTATATCATTGACTTGTGGTATAGTGAGACTAAACCATTGCTCTGCAGATGATGTTAAAAATCCGTGTAGTCCACTTGCTAACTGTTCGTTTGCTAATGGCGCTGTAGAATCAAATACTTTATCATAGCGTGTACGGTCTCCTCTATGTCGATCTATAGAAAAGTCACCGCGACGTGGGTTTACAAAGTCTGTACAGTCCTGCCATAGACTTTCCCAAGGTGCTCTCATTGATTCAAGTTGACCTTGACGTTTAATAATATGATCTACTTTTGTGTCCATTATGCTTTATTTTTGTTTGCAAAGTTTCTTGCAGCTTCTTTACTACCAAAGCCCCATGCTTTAAGTGCGAGTGCAAGTCGTGTTGGTTTACCTTTCTCATCTTTCATCGGGCCTTTCATACCTGAAAAACGTGCAGCAAATGATACGCGTCGGCCGCCGCTACCTTTACTTTGAGGTGCTTTTAAATTGTGACCTTTTGCATTATAGTACTTGCGGCCTTTTTCATTTAAGCCACCTGATTTATTTTGATGAGCTTTTTTAACCATTACGCTTTTTTAGGTTTCTTAGCAGTCTTAGCAGATCTTACAAAGTCAGCTTTTGTAGGTGCACCCTTAGCACCTGGTTTACGCATCTTCTCACCTGAGCCTGCTTTTATTCTTTTACGTTTTGCGTGTATATTAGCGTATAGTCCTGGTTTTTTTGGCATTATGCTTTCCCCTTGTTTTTGTTTTTCTTAGCAGCCATAATAATATCACCTCTTGTGATTTTATTTGGGTTACCGTACATTGAAGCTAGTTTACTTTTACTTTTATCTTTATTATTTTTACCTGTCATTAAGGTTTTACCTTTAGTTTTGTAATGTCCTGGCATGTTATCTCTCCGTACCTAATAGTTTTTTTCTAGTAATTTGTTCTTCAGATTGTAATCCTTGTGGTGAAGTCATAATTGTAGAACGTCTACCTCGTCTAGCAGCATATTGCTTTTTAACCATACCTGCAGCATCTTGCATCGCAGCTTGAGGTTCAGGAGCTGTAGGAGCTTCAGGAGGTGCAGGCATACTTGGTGCCCTAGGCAAGAGCCCTATTGATTGAAGTGGTCTTGTTACTAGTCTTGTAACTGATCTTACTGCGCTACCCATTATTTACCTCCTTATTGTATGTATGGCCTGTCACTGTATATCCCATCTTTTCATAGAACTTCTTAGTTCTTTCAGGATTAATTCCAGTTGATGTTGCCGGGTTTATTCTTTTTGCGCCCTTTTTTATAGCCCATGTTTCAAAGTCTCTAAATAGTTTGACCGCAGCTACCGATCCTCGTTTTGTCTTATCGACGTAGTATGTCAGATCAGCTGCATATAAGTCTTTACCAAAATAGTACTCTGTTATAAACCCAATGAACACCCCTATTATCTGATTATTGTGGATTGCTACCTGTACAAACTGATTATGAATACAGGTAAAAAGTAATTGTTTGAGTTTTTCTGGGTCAAAATCAAGGTCCTTGAACTGTGATTCTTGGTGCATACGATACCCAAGTTCTATAATTTCCTTGATATCACCAGGTTCAGCTGGTCGTGTTATCATGCAAGTATTGAATAGTCTCCGTCTGCTAGACGAGGTAGGTCCTTCATACGCTGGTCTTGTTTATTTCTCATACCAAGTGCTAGATACCTAAAAGCATCACAAGCATGACTTGTCCAGTCATGTAACGGTTTATCCTTAAACGTCTTGTTCTTTTCGTCAAAGTCTTTACGATATTGACGTAGTGCTTCAATAAGTAAGCTACACTTCTCTTCATCAAAGTAACAACGAGGTATAATAGTCCTTGCGGCTTCTATCCCGTCATCTATCCTTAGATTCGGTGTTACTCTAAATCTGATACCAAGTTCACGAGCAGATTCTAATCTCGATCTACCGGTACTCATCTCACGTACTTTAATGTCGTGTGGGGCGATGTGGTCCCCGTATACGTAATCTTTCTCTCTTAATACTTTTGCGTAGTGTGCTAGACCTTCTCCTGAGTTTTCATAGTAATCGATAATACGTATCTCATTATAGTGGTGCTGGAAGAAGATAATACTGGTCGAGTCTCCCATACCGAGGTCCCACGAGGTGTGGACATCGAGTAACGGATCGTACGGTACTTTAGTAATACGTTGGTCTGCTAGGGCTTTTGCCATGAGGTTACCATAATATGAACCGACGAGAGGAGCGTCAAATGAACAGTAAAACTCTTGTTGGATCATCTCTTCTGGCATACCAGATTCGCGTTCATCTTCAATAGCGTCTAGAGAGACTGCCTTTGTATCTTCGATACTCAGTACTTGACTAAACCACTTCTCATTCTTACGTGACATATCAAGTAGATCGTAGCCATGATTACGGCCTCTGGCTGTATAGATAAATACGGCCCAGCCGTCGTTTTCAGCAAGTATCGGTCTAATATATTCCCAGGCCCTTGGGTCTTGGACCGAGTACTCAGAGAATATTACTCCGACTGGGTTGGCACCTATCAGTCTGTCAACGTTGTCGGTACCAACAACTTGGTAGATAGAGCCGTTTTTCAGTGTTAACCTCATCTCCGTATTGTTCTTGCTTTCAACAAGTTGTTCTGGAAAGTGGTCAATAAACTTGCGACCGTCCCTGGTCATACCGTCCCACGCGATCTTTCGTCCTTGGTTATATGTGGGAAATAAGTGCCAGTATAGTCCTGGTCGTTTAAGTGCTGATACTACGCACCAGTTAATACTTGCTAAGTCTTTGCCAGCACGTCGATGCCATACGGCAACTGCACGTTTACCGCCGTCTTCTAAAAATTTCCAAAGTGGTAACTGATAGTGACGCGGTTTCCAATCATACGGAATCCTTATCTTCATCTAAATCAGCGTAGTTGACAACTTCTATTGTCACGTCTCCTGTATTGTGCTGTTCTACGGCTTTACGTTTCGGTGCAATATACTGAGCTAATTCCTTAAAACACTGGAATTTAAGTTCAGGGCTTGTGGTAGGGTCTGCACTAATCATGGCCATGCCTTCGATCGGATCTACACCTAACTCATCAAGTCTTTCAGTAAGTTCCTTAGATCGTTTATTGATAGCGCCTTTCGGTCTACCTGCACCTTGTCGTTTACCGCCTCTGTCTGCCATATAGGTATTTATAACATTTATTACTTGTGTTGTACACATTTGTTATCGGATTATGTCTGATGGCAAAATGGCCCCGATAGAATTTCTGGGTTGGTGATAAGGCAACAGTGGGGTAGCATTTACGCCCCCGGGGGCCCTATCGGCAAATGACTAACTAACTATATAGGAGGTAACTATGACAGCAGCAGATGTATTCATCACTACATTGTTTGTAGTGTTTGTTGTGCTAGCTATTGCAGTAGCATGGTCGTTTATACGTGAGTTATAAACGTAACTAACTAACAACAGGAGACAACTATGTATGAAATACAATACATAGCTGGTTTCATCGGTGACGTAGATGGTACGAGTGAGATCATCCATGAGGACGATTTGTTCGATCCTAATGGTCGATTTACATTCGACGATGACGGTACCGAGTGTGTGTTCTTCAGTGAGAGCCGCTTACGCGGTCTGGCTGTAGGCGAGAGCACAGGACCAGCAACATTTGTAACATACACGATGGCTGTTAAGCGCATCGCGTAACACGGACGTACGTCAGCCACATGGACGTGGCAACGATTTACTAGAACTAACGGCGACGGAGGGTAGCTTATGGACTAGGTAGATAACAATTAGAACTTGTACAACATGAAACCGCTGCGGCGTATCTGCTATAGGCAGGCAGAGAAGGGCGCGAGATCTGGCCGTAGCGGTACGGGGGCGGAAAAGGGGGGCGCCCGAAGCGGAAAAAAACTGTATATAAATCAATAACTTAGGGCCCTGCTACCATAATCAAAAGCCCTTGCCCTTGTCCGTGAAAAAGTGTATATAAATCAAACACTTAGGACCCTTGCCAACAGTCCATTGCCCTCTATCCAAGGCGCCTGCGCCCGATAAAACTAGATTTTTAATCATTTTTTGAAGCAGTAAAAAATATGCTCAAATGTGCACCTTTTTGTGTACTACCGTTTAATTCCGTTATACAATCTTCTTATCGGTTGAAATTAATCAGCCGCTTAGAAAGGAGAAAATTATGGAAACTAAAATCGTAAAACCATCTGCAGCAGCAATCAATGCAATCAAAGCTGCAGCACCGGTTAAAAAACCAGTAAAACAGAAAAAAGTTAAGCAATTTACGCTTAGCAACCACGCAAAAATCGACAAGTGGGACAGAGCTTTGCCACCGCAAGCTAAGGATATCGCAACCAAGTTGCATAACTACGGCATTGTGTATGGCAAGCCATATACTCGCGAGGAAATTTCGGATGCTATGTCGCTCATGGCTGATGCGATATCGGAATCCAGTGGTAAAAAATGGACTAAGCAAGAACCATACAGGATATTTGCTTACTACGTAAAACCTCTACGTGATAACGGGTTGCTTACCATCTCGTAAGCAACTTTTCCTCAGGAGCTGCAGTGTTATGAGCACTGCAGCTTTTTATTTTTTTATTCCAGATCAGGTAACAGGCGGCGGCAGGCGGCGACCGGCAAAACAGGACTGCCCTTCGGAATCAATCTGTGATATAATAGAACTATAATCAGAAAGGAGAAAATTATGAAAATAATTATGGAGATTACTGTAGACAGCAGTACACGCGAGACAGTGTCACGTACACTAGGCGAGCATCATTGTCATAAGTGGGACAGCCCTGAACATCCTACACAATATGAGACTATTCAGGCGATAGTTAACGAGTGCAAGTCATGGCTTAGCCACTATGATTTGCAGCCAAAAATCAGGGTAGACGAGTGAACATATTCGTATTAGATGAGCATCCATATGCAGCAGCTAAGTATCATTGCGACAAACACGTAGTCAAAATGCTACTCGAGTCTGCTCAGATGCTCTGTACAGTAAACAGGCGATACGGTTTATATGCACCATACAAGCCAGTACACCAGAAACATCCATGTACCTTATGGGTAGGCGAGTCTGTACAGAACTACAGCTGGATGATACTATTAACACATGCACTACAGCAACAATATGCTATACGTTACGGCAAGGTACACAAATCTTATGAGGCTGTTATGAAGCTATCAGCTGACGAGATATACAGGCGTCTACCAGATATCGGCATGACACCGTTTGCACAGGCTATGCCTGATCAGTACAAGCATCATGACCCTGTTGTAGCTTACAGGCTGTATTACGTTATGGAAAAAGCTAAGTTTGCACAATGGAACCACGGCGACACACCACAATGGTATAAGGAGGCGATGGCAGTATGAAGAATAAGAACAGCTTAGATTATTTCGCTTGGATTGCAGAACATAGCACTTCAGACGATCTAGATAACAGATGTCTCGCAAGAGACTTACAAGAACAAGGCATCAGAGCAGTACATAAACTGATCGATGATCCAGATCCTGCATGGGACCCAGATGTCGACGTCAGACATAATAAAGGCGGCAGGAACAGCAAGAATTACTCGTATAATAGTAAAATACCAGAAGATTATAGGAAAAAATGGTATGAAGATTAGCCCTCTATATAAGGAACTTTTTGAAAAAAAATATTTTTTTTATGTTAAACGGTCCAATAAATACAATAGGCCAATAAAGTGTATAAAAATCATATATATAGAGACACAGAAAACGTATTGGCCTTTTGACCCCAATACATTTACAGGAGAAAATCATGTCAACAGACCTCGAATTAGTACGTTGTGACATCAGTTACGACCAAGAGGACAAAGATCCACAGGTCGTGATCAAAATAATCTATCGCGACGGCGGTAACCTAATTACCCTGGCTCCCATACGCGGAGACGTGGATATACTGACAGAAATCGTATACCGAGAATTATTAGACATAGGAGTTATACAAGATGGACGAAAAGACAAAGAGACGCGCCACTAAATACCAGAAAGAGAAGCGTGCAAGCCTAAATATACCGAAGAGGCTACATAAAGCCCTGAAGATAGCAGCACAGAGAGAGTGCCGTACTATCCCTGGCTTACTTATGTCGATGCTTATGAGATGTAAGCATGAACAAAAGAATTTACTGACACCGAAACAAGATCAGATGAATGAGGTGTCTGTAAATCAGAGTAAATCTGTTTTCACTCGTGATTAACGATATGATATAATAGGTTTACTAAGTAATAATTGACAATAAAGGAGAAAGTTATGTCACATATGGTAGAAACTATGGCTTATGCTGGCAAGACACCTTGGCACGGTCTGGGCAAGAAGGTCAAAGACGGGTTAACACCTGACAAGATGCTCAAAGAGGCTGGCCTTGACTGGCTTGTAGCTAAAAAGCCTGCTTACTATAAAGGCAAGACTGATTATCACATCTCTCCTGACTGGAATCTACTAGTCAGAGAATCAGATAATACGGTCCTCGGTCCTTGTGGTAAGAACTATACACCTATCCAAAACAAGGAGGTCTTTAAGTTCTTTGATAAGTTCTGTAAGGCTGGTGATATGTTTATGGATACAGCAGGCTCCTTAGACAACGGTCGAATGGTATGGGGCCTTGCTAATATACGCAAAGGATTCACATTACCAGGCGGTGATGATGTTGAAGGACACTTGCTGATCTCACACCCACATATCTGGGGTAAGGCGTTAACGATTATGTTTACACCTATCCGTGTGGTTTGCAACAACACACTTACTATGGCACTCAACGATGCTAAGTCGAATAACCGTTTTCGTGTAGCTCACGTTACTGAGTTTTCAGAAGACGTTATGACTAAAGCAGAGCATGCTCTAGGACTAGCTGATGTACAGCTAGCAACTTTCAAGGAACAATCACAGTTTCTTGCTAAGAAAAAGTACAAAGAACCTAAGGTTGAAGAGTTTATCGCTCGCTTGTACCAGCCATCGGCTATACATGAGAAAAGTAAACTTGATAAGTTCAATCGTGCGGCTAAAAACGTACATGAGCTTATAGCTACACAACCAGGTGCTAAGATGTCAGAAGGTACGTGGTGGTCTGCATTTAATGCAGTTACGTACTATGTTGATCATGTTAGTGGTAACGATCGCAGTGCGACTTTGAACTCGGCTTGGTTTGGTGCTAAGTCAGTACAGAAACGTAAGGCGTTAAACTTGGCGTTGGAATATGCAAAGGCTGCATAAGTACTACATATTCGTACAACGTAAAGGTGGTAACGTGGGTCTGCCAACACAGGCCCACGCACTACTGACGATTATTGAACAACATAACATAATAGAGCAGCGTAAGTTGTTGAAATGTATGGCGTTTAATAATCAGTTAAAGACGAAACAAAGTTCCTCGCGTATACTTACGTACTACGCGGGGTTCTTAGCTAAACTAGGCTGTATCGAGATACTGACTACAGCTCACAAGAAAGGAGAAACAAATGAACGACAAATTAACTGCTAGTGAATACGTAACTAAAGATGAGTTTCACAGATTCATACGTGTGCAACGTGACGGCTCTGTAAATATGGTCTCGCCAGATGTACAGATGCTTGCATGCATTGATAAAGCTACTCATATGCACATACTCAATCACTATGAGCAACTAGAGGAGCACTATGGCCAACCCGAATAGAAAGATTGACAAGACGCATCTATCTATTGATAACGCTGAGCAACGTGGTTTCTTACACAGAGACTACATTGCTCACTGTTTGAGATGGACGCATGTCGCTAAATTTTTAAATGATCGCAAACGTTATGCCACAGCACGTATCTTAGATATTGGCTGTGGTAAAGAGATACCAATGGCAAAGCTTATGCACTCAAGCAGAATGCAGCCACACGTATACTACGCTTGCGATGTCAATAAACTAACAATGCCAAAGCAATTTGAGAATGCTAAGTGGAAACCTACACTCGCAGGCAATACAGACGTCTGCGATCTGACACCTGATAACTTTGAAGAAGGTGTACCTAACATTATCTCTTGCTTTGAAGTACTAGAACATGTAGCACCTGAACACTCAAGACGTATGCTCGCTAAGATTTACGAGCTACTTGAAGACGAAGGTACTGCATTTATTAGTACACCTTGCTGGGACCCTGATGTGGGAGCTGCGGCTAATCATATCAACGAGATGACGTACACAGCACTTGGTGCAATGATCGAAGATGTCGGTTTCGCTATCGAAGGTCATTGGGGTACGTTTGCCAGCATAAAAGACTATAAAGATGAGCTTGGTGAACATGCTGAAACATTTGAGCAACTACGTAGCTACTACGATACTAACTATCTAGCTACTATATTCGCTCCTCTATTTCCGCATAGATCTCGCAACTGTATCTGGCAGCTTAAAAAGCTAAGGTCTAATGAGACATGGAGCAGATTGTTTCCATCACTTAGAGACGTAGATACTCGTTGGTCAAGCTCTGAAGATTGGAGGCAATTACAACCATGATAAAAGACGTTGATGCTTTTCTAGCTAAGTTTAGCTTAAAGTATGATGGTTTACCACGTAGCTTAGATATAGCTACACGTGATGAACGTATACGTCATATGCAAGAAGAACTTAAAGAGTATTCTGAAGCTGAAACTGTAGCAGAAGAGTTCGACGCATTAATTGATCTGATATACCTAGCAATAGGTACTGCACGCATGCAGGGTCTCGACCTTGAGGCTGGTTGGGACCGCGTGCATCAGGCCAATATGCGTAAAGAAAGAGTAGTAGACGATGACGGTTATTATAAATCTGGCATCAAAAAACCAGAGGGCTGGAAGAAACCAGACCTTACTGATCTAACTAACGGAGACTAATATGAACGATCAAGATCTGCAAAGCGCTCATAAATTAGGCGTACAAATGCTTAATATGTGCAAAGAGCACTATAAAAATAGCCAATGTGCTGAGACTGCTGCAAGACAGACAGCTCAACACTACGTTGAAGCAGGTATTATGCAATGCCACGTTGAAGAGCTAACAGTTCAATTGATTCTAGAAATGATGCATCACATCAAACCAAACGGAGAGTTAATTGATAATAATACTTGAAGGACCTGACGGTGCAGGTAAGACGACACTTGCAAAAGAAATAGTCAAACAAACAAATGGAATTTACTTACATCTTAGCTATAGGTGGCCACAGAAGATCTTCTTATATCATACTGCGGCCATACGCTATGCTGCACGTCAGAACAGACCAGTTATTATCGATCGATGGTGGCCGTCAGAAGCTGTATATGCTACAAGCTACAGAGGACAGTCACCATGGCCATTGCAAGGACGCATGGCTGATCGAGTTGCACGTAAATTTGGTGCACTATACGTTTACTGCCTACCAGAGACAGTTGAAGAACATTGCAACATCTTCTTACACTTAAAAGAACAACGTGAAGAGATGTACGACGACATATTTGACGTCACATTTAAGTACATGAATTTATGGTATGGCAACCAACTCCACGAGAAAGGAGAGAATTACATAGATTTCGTAATACGTAATGGTGGTTTACAAGATAGAAGTGACCACTTACGTTATAACATAGAAGAACACGGCCACTACATAGATCTATTTGCTGAACGTGCAATAGACATGGCTAGACTTACAAGAGAACTACAATATCAACCAGCATTAGACTACGATAATTGGAATATATTAGGAAATACTGATATGCTAAAGTACCTGATTGTAGGTGAACAAGTTAATCCTAAGTTCCGTGAACTATACTGGCCATTTTATGAATATAAGAATTCTAGTTTATACTTAACTCAATGTATGCAAGCAGCTGAGATACCTGAAGAAGGTATTATGTGGTGTAATGCATTCAATCACGACGATAGTGTAAACGAGAACATAGAGAAGATCGTTGATCAATATGACCCCAAAGTTATTACATTGGGTGGCCACGCAGCGGATGCCGTAGCTAAACTTGGAGTAATTACCCATAAAGAGTTACCGCATCCGTCATATGCTAAACGATTTAAGAAAGTTAATTTAATGCAGGAGTTAAAAGATGTCTTTGTTTGTGAATGATGTCTGGATAGAAACGTTAAAGCAAGTTCTAAACCATGGTGAACTAACTTCACCTAGAGGTAATGATACAAAAGAGCTTACTAAAACTACGGTTACGAATATGAACTACCCTATCTTGACAATAAAGAATAGAGAATTAGGCTATAAGTTTATGGCAGCTGAAGCTTATTGGATACTATCTGGTGACAATAGAGTAGAAACAATTAAACCATACTCAAAGATGATTGAGAATTTTTCTGATGACGGTGTTACATTCTTTGGGGCATATGGTCCTAAGTTTGTAGATCAGTCTAGCTACGTAGTAAGTACATTACGTGAAGACCCAGATTCAAGACAAGCAGTCATCAATATCTGGCGTGAAAAGCCAGGTAAAACAAAAGACGTACCATGTACACTTAACTTACAGTGGACAATACGTAATAACAGGCTTGATTGCCATGCTAATATGCGATCGTCAGATTTATGGTTAGGCTGGCCTTATGATACATTTAATTTTAGTATGTTATCACGATATATCTTACATCAACTAGATAATCAATATGACCTAGGTTATTTGTATCTACATTCTAGCTGTATGCACTTATACAAGACAAACTGGGAAGATGCAGAAAAATGTATTGAATATCCTGTAAGACATATAGAACCTGTAATCCAATCTACAAGTTGTAGAGATCTTATGCGTATATTACGTCAGCTTAAGGAGGTAGGTTTTGACTGGCCAAAGACTGACTAAGTCACAGTACTTCTTAGCACTAGCTGTACTTGCTGCACAACGTAGTACTTGTGTACGACGCAAAGTAGGTTGCATATTAGTTGACAAAAAAGGTAGACTATTAGCTACAGGTTATAATGGTGTAGCATCAGGTGAAACACATTGTAATGATAAACCATGCGAAGGTGCTATGCATAAATCAGGTGAAGGTTTAGATCATTGTAAAGCAATACATGCAGAACAAAATGCTATACTACAATGTAAAGACCCACAACAAATTAGGACTGCTTACGTTACAACAGCACCATGTGTTAGTTGTACTAAGCTATTATTAAACACGTCATGTAAGACGATAGTATTTTTAGAAAGCTATCCAAACTCAGGACGTAAGATATGGAATAGGAGCTGGATAAAGCATGAGCCAATTAAACATGTTCTTGCCAAAGTCTTCGTGGAAACCACCGACTGACTTTCCTACACTAGACAATGCAACAATGATTGCATTTGATGTAGAAACATACGACCCTAACTTATTAACACAAGGGCCAGGTGGCGTGAGACGCGATGGTAAGTTAGTGGGTATCTCTGTAAGATCAGATTGTGGCTTTTGTGGTTACTTTCCGTTTGGTCACGAAGGCGGTGATAATTTAGAAAAAGATAAGGTATTACGTTGGGCCAAAGACATCTTAGGACGCGATATAGAGTACGTAGGAGCCAATATTTCATACGATATGGAATGGTTAAGGGCTTATGATATCGATGTCAAAGGAACATTAAGAGACATACAGATCGCTGAGCCACTTATCAATGAAGAATCTGAAGGTGGTTATAGTCTATCAACACTAGCTAAACGTTATCTAGGTGAAGACAAGAACGAAGATTTATTAATACAAGCTGCACAAGCACATGGTGTCGATCCGAAAGGTGGACTATGGAAACTACCTGCACGTTATGTAGGTCCATATGCTGAAGCAGATGCTGACTTACCATACAACATATGGTTACGTCAAATACAAAAGCTAAAGAACCAAGACTTGTGGGAAATATTCGAATTAGAATCAGCATTGACTAGGGTTATACTTGACATGCGATTCAGAGGTGTTGCTGTTGACATAGATAAAGCAGAACAACTCAATGAACAATACAAAACAGAAGAAGTTAATTTATTAAAGTCGATTAGATCTGACTGTGGTATGCTTATCGAACCATGGTCATCTGACGACTTACAAAAAGCATTTGATAAAGTTGGTATATGGTATCCAACAACAGCAAGAGGTAATGCATCATTTGTGTCTGACTGGTTAAACAATCATGAACATGAATTTCCACGTAAGATAGCACAATGGCGTAAGACATGCAAGATGCGAAGAGATTTTATTGAAGGTATATGTATTAAGCAAAATCACAATGGTCGTATACACGCACAGTTTCATGCGCTCCGTAAAGATACTGATGGTACACGGACAGGTAGATTTAGTTCGTCGACTCCTAATCTACAACAGATACCAGCGCGTGACGATCATTGGGGCCCATTGGTACGATCGTTATTTACTCCTGACGATGGTGGCCACTGGGCTTGCTTAGATTATTCACAACAAGAACCTCGTGTACTATTACACTATGCATATTTAAGAAGATTACATGGTGCTGAAGAAGCAGTTGATTTATTTAACTCAGATGAGCATGCAGACTTCCACCAGATTGTATCCGATATGGCAAACATCCCCCGAAAATCTGCTAAGACTATCAATTTAGGTATGTTCTATGGTATGGGTATATTTAAGCTTTCCCAACAATTAGGACTAACAATAGATGAAGCTAAACCACTGTTCGAAAAGTATCATCAACGTGTACCGTTTGTACGATCACTTGCACAAGAATGTAGCAAGGCTGCTAGTACTCGTGGATTTATAAGAACTTTACTTGGTAGACAAAGACATTTTGATCTGTGGGAACCATCAGATTCTAGAAACAAGTGGCCTAATAAAGAGATACCACTGTCATACGACCAAGCATTACGTGTATGGGAAGGACGACCATTGAGACGTAGCTTTACACACAAAGCACTCAATGCACTAGTCCAAGGTTCATCTGCTGATATGATTAAAAAAGCTATGATTGATCTACATGAAGCAGGTATTATGCCTCAAATTACTGTACACGATGAGATAGATTTTTCGTTTAATAACAGTCAGGATTTAGTTATGGCACAAGAGATTATGGAGAACTGTGTCAAGCTACATGTACCATTAAAAGTAGATGTAGAAGTTGGTCCTAACTGGGGAGATATAAAATGAAGGAAAAAGATTTCTGGCGATCACTACAACCTAAATTAAATGGTCATGTAAATCGTGTAGAAAATATAGCTGGCTCTGGTATACCTGATGTCAACATATGCCACAACGGTATTGAGACTTGGGTAGAATTAAAGGTAGCTAGAGGTAATTACTTGCTGTTTGAATGGTCACAGTTAAGCTGGTTTAAACATAGAGGACAAGAAAAAGGTAGAGTAAAGATTGTAGCTAGACATAAAGAAGATATTATTATCTGTGATGCAGAAGATATACTTAATGTCGAGCCAAGACGTAAAGTTAAAGCAGGCATACTGATCGATTCAATACCTAACCTTAGACGTTATAGTAAACCGTTTGATTGGCAAAAAATAAATGATAGCATTTCATTTTGGTAATGCCATATGATACAATGAATCAATAATAATATTTATTAGAAAGGAGAAATATACAATGACTGTATATGTAGTACAAGAAGTAAAGAATATTAATTTATTACCTGCTACTCAGTATGGTGATATTGAGATACTCTTACCACCAGGACAAGTGGCTTTCTCAACAGCACCAACGGTGAAAAGACTATTTAATAATTTACGTAAGTTTACATCTGACGATTACTTATTAATGGTTGGCGATCCTGCTGCTATAGCTATAGCAAGTGCTGTTGCTAGTCATATATCTAATGGTAACATGAAGTTACTAAAGTGGGATAAACAAGAGAGAAAATACTTTGTTGTCAAGGTAAGTATCTCTGGAGGTAAATGATGTCTATTAAAGATGATCAATTAAAGACTGTAAGTAAACTAGCTGAGTACCAGTTAATATTAGAAAATAAGATTAAGGCAGCTGAAGAAGATCTGTCTACTCTTAAAGAACAGTATAAACAAGTATCTCAAACTGATTTACCTGAGGCACTAGCTGAAACAGGTTTATCAGAAATAAAACTTACTGATGGTAGTAAAATATCTGTTCAGCAGTTTTATAATGCTAGTATTCCTAAAGATAAAGTTGATGAAGCATTTACATGGTTACGTGACCATGGCCATGCAGATCTTATAAAGAATACCGTTGCTTGTAGTTTTGGACGTGGTGAAGATGGCGATGCTAAGGTACTCAAAGAAGAGTTATCAAGAATCGGTGTCTCATACACTGAAAAAGTAGGTGTACACCCACAGACATTAAAAGCGTTTGTGCGTGAACAAGTCGAGTCTGGCCAGAACCTGCCCCTGGACTTACTCGGTGTTTATATCGGGCAGAAAACAGTAATCAAAGGAGGTTAATATCATGGCTCGTGATATAACAACTAAGAAAGAGCAACTACCCTCTGAAATTAATTTTGCCGAGGATGCTAATGTAGGATTTGAAGATCTTACACAGCAAGACGTTGCTATACCATTTTTTGTATTACTACAAAAGATGAGCCCACAACTAGATAGCGTTGAGGGTGCAAAGGCCGGTCAAGTGTTCAATACTGTGACTGAAGAAGTTTGTGACGAACTGAAGGTAATACCGTGTGCTTATAAGAGAGAGTTTGTAGAGTGGACTCCACGTGAGCAAGGCGGTGGTTTGGTGGCACAACATAGTATTGATAGCGAAGCTGTGCAAAAAGCAACACGCTCTGCCGACGGTAGATTAATATCGGCTGCTGGCAACTGGCTCGTTGAGACTGCCTACCATTTTGTGTTAGCAATAACTAAGAATGGTTTAGAACGTGGATTAGTTACCATGACTAGTACTCAACTTAAGAAGAACAGACGTTGGAACAGTCTCATGTCTGGGATTAAGTTGAAAGACACTAATGGTAACTCATACACACCAGCGAGATATAGTCATATCTATAAACTTACATCATCACAAGAAAAGAATGATAAAGGTTCTTGGTATGGCTGGAACATTGAGATGGAATCTCAAGTTCTACAACAGGACATGTATAGCACTGCTAAAGAATTTGCAGAGTCTATACAATCAGGTGACGTTAAGACGACTGCTCCTGTTCAGGAAGAAGAAAAACAACACTTCTAACCACTTAGAAGGGGGCGAGAGGTTTTATTCATTTCCCTCTCGCCTTTAGGGAGAACTATGAACAAAGAATTTAACGAATTATTTGCAGGTCTTACTCGTGCTCACGGTGAATATACACTATCAGGCACACAAAGATCTGATGGTAAACAGCAAGGTAGAGCTACTACTGTAAGACAAGATGTAACACTAGACAAATGGGATTTACATCTTAAAGGTAAAAAAGGTTTAGGAATTATACCGATCAATGATGATAGTAAATGTAAGTTTGGTGCTATTGATGTTGATACGTATAAAGATTTAGATTATAACAAGGTACTAGAGCAAGTTAACAAACTATCCCTTCCGCTATATCCTTGTCGATCTAAATCAGGTGGTGTCCACTTATATCTCTTCCTATCTGAGTGGACACCTGCTAAACTAGTACAAGATAAATTAAAAGACTTTGCATCTGCATTAGGTTTTGGAGGATCTGAAATCTTTCCAAAGCAAACAGAGATACTAGCAGATCGTGGTGACATAGGTCAGTGGATTAATATGCCATACTTTGGTGATGAACGTTGGTGTGCAGACTACACACCACAACAATTTATAAAGCATGTAAAACCAATAACAATAGCAAACCTAGAAAAAGTTAATATAAAAGTAAAATCAGAATTTGACGATGGTCCTCCTTGTATACAACACTTAGCTACACAAGGTTTTCCTGCTGGAACCAGGAACAACGGTCTATTTAACATAGCTGTATATTGTCGTAAGAAGAATCCTGATACATGGCAAGCAGATGTAGATACATATAATATAAAGTATATGGATCCGCCACTAGCAAGTACTGAAGTACAAGCTGTAATGAAGTCTGCAAACAGAAAAGATTATCACTACACATGTAGTAAAGCACCTATTGCACCTTATTGTAATGCTGCTGTATGTAAGTTAAGACCTCATGGTATTGACGGCGGCAATGATATGCCTACGATACATAGTCTAACTAAGTTTGATAGTAACCCACCGATCTGGTTTTTAGATATTGACGGTGGTGGTAGACTAGAACTAGAGACAGATGACTTACAAAACCAAAGACGATTCCAAAAGAAATGTATGGAAAAACTAAACATGCTACCAAGTAAAATGTCTGAACAAGCTTGGATAAAACTTATAAACCATCTTATGGATAACTTAACTGTTATACCTGCACCTGTTGATGCTAGTCCTATTGGTCAGCTCATGGAGCACATAGATCGATTTGTAAATGGTAGAGCACAAGCACGTAGTAAAGATGAATTATTACTAGGTAAACCTTGGACTGACGACAACAAACATTACTTTAGAATGTCAGACCTTATGGCATACTTTGATCGTATGCATTTTAGAGATTATCGTGTACATCAAGTTACTGCCATATTAAAGAACAACGGTGCTGAACATCACTTCTTTAATTTAAAAGGTAAGGGTACTAACTGCTGGTCAATACAAAAGATCGAACATCATGAAGGTAAGTTTAAATCACCAAAGGAGCTGGACAAGACAGATGAGATCCCGTTCTGATTGGAATATAATATTTGGTCCACCTGGTACAGGTAAGACAACTGAATGTATGGAATTAGTAAGTAACTTACTTGATCAAGATGTCAATCCAATACGTATAGGCTATCTTGCATTTACTAAGAAAGCAGCTACTGAAGCTAGAACAAGAGCTGTACGTGATTTTAATTTTACTAAAGATGACATGCCATACTTTCGTACGATACACAGTCTATGCTTTATGCAGCTAGGTATTATACCATCACACATGATGCAGCCATCTCATTATAGAGACCTAGGTCAAATGCTTGGTATTGAAGTAGGTGGTAATAAACTTAATGATGAGATATATAGTTTATCTGCACCTGTAGGTGATAGACTATTATTCTTAGATAACTTAGCACGTATTACAGAACAAAGTATAGATGATATCTATGAGTCAGTTGTAGATGACGATATCGATATTGATGAATTAAAACTAGTATCAACTAGTGTAAAAAAATATAAGGATAAGTTTAAGCTATTGGACTTTACAGATCTATTAGAAATGTTTATTGACCATGGCGTATGTCCTAAGCTACATACATTAATTGTAGATGAAGCACAAGATTTATCGAAACTACAATGGCGCGTAGTTCATACACTAGCCGAACATGCTGACAATGTATATGCTGCCGGTGATGATGACCAAGCTATATATCGTTGGGCTGGGGCTAGTGTAGAGAATTTTATGGATTTACAAGGTAACAAGAAAGTATTGAATCAATCTTATCGTGTACCTCAAGAAGCACATAAGCTAGCTAATACTGTACTAGATAATATAGGTATACGTGTACCTAAAACATTTAAGCCATCTGATATTAAAGGTGAAGTACATTATCACTTCGCTGTCGATGACTTAGACCTTAGCACAGGTACCTGGTTACTACTAGCACGTAATGCTTTCTTACTTAAAGAATATAAACGTGTTGTAGAGCTGAATGGATATGAAGATGATGATCGTATTATTATCAGTACGATACACGGTGTTAAAGGTGGTGAAGCAGATCATGTAGCAATCATGACTGACATGGCGCATCGATCATATAAATATATGGAAAGATTCCCTGACGATGAGCATCGAGTGTTCTACGTAGCCATAACACGTGCAAAAGTATCAATTCATATCATTCAACCTAAATCTCGGATTTATTATGAAATATAATCACCTTAAACATATCTTTTTGGACGGAAAAGACTATGTCTAATACTAACATATACCCATTTAAAACCCGTCCATATTCTCATCAGAGGGAGGCCTGGGAGCTTTCTAAGGATAAGACTGAGTTTGCATTGTTCATGGAGATGGGTACAGGCAAATCTAAGGTAATAATTGATACAATCGCGTATCTTTACGACTCTGGTCAGATCGATAATGTATTGATCGTAGCTCCTAAGGGTAACTATCTAAACTGGATTAACAACGAGATACCTACTCATCTACCTGATCATGTACAAACGCAAATAGCTTATTGGTCTGCTAGTCCTAAGAAGAAAGAACGTATTGCTTTAGACGCAATCATGACACCAACACCTGATCTTAGAATATTAGTAGCTAACGTTGAAGCATTTAGTAGTGCTAAAGGTACTAAGTTTATAACTAGCTTTGTTGACTGTTCAAGATGCTTTGTATGTATCGATGAATCAACAACTATTAAAAACCCTGGTGCTATACGTACTAAGAATATACTTAAGCTAAGTAACAAAGCTAAGTATCGTAGAATACTAACAGGTGAACCAGTAACACGTAGTCCACTAGATGTATATACGCAATGCCAGTTCTTAGATCCTGCTCTGTTAGGTTTTAGTAGTTACTATAGTTTTAGAAACCGTTATGCTATCATGATTGATATGCACAAAGGACCAAGGTCATTTAAGAAAGTTGTAGGTTTCCAAAGACTTAATGAGTTATCTGATACTGTAAAAGCATTTAGTTATAGATGTAAGAAAGAAGATTGTCTAGACTTACCTGACAAGATCTATGAACAACGATTCATTGAGCTTACATCTGAACAACGTAAACTATACAAAGAAATATCTGAACAAGCATTTACAGAACTTGATGGTGAAGCTCTTACTATTACTAATGTACTTACATCTATGCTAAGATTACATCAAATTACCTGTGGTCACTTTAAGTCTGATGATGATAAGGTTTTAGAGGTTAAGAACAATAGACTTGATGAGCTTATGCAAGTACTATCTGAAACAGATGATAAGGTTATTATATGGGCTACATATGTAGCAGACATACAAGCTATATCTAAACTGTTAAACTACACGTACGGTGAAGATAGCTATGTAGAATATTATGGCGCAGTCAATAACGAAGATAGACAAGAAGCCGTACGTAGATTTCAAAATGATGATGTATGTAGATTCTTTGTAGGTAATCCTCAGACTGGCGGCTTTGGCCTGACACTAACAGCTGCCAGTTCTGTTATCTACTATTCTAATAGTTATAACTTAGAACATAGAATACAATCAGAAGACCGAGCACACAGAATAGGTCAACAAAAACCAGTAGTATACGTAGACTTAATCTGTCTGAATACCGTTGACGAGATGATTGTAAAAGCATTACGATCTAAAAAGCAAGTTGCTACCCAAGTAATGGGAGAACAATGGCAAGAATGGTTAAAAGTAAGATAAGCTCTACCCAACTTATCTTTGGTGCTTGCCAATAAGTTCTAAAATTATTAGGATAACTTATTATTAGTATTGCTAGTATAAAAGACAGTGCTAGTACGTAATCCATTGTTTTATCCTGTTACACATTGATCTAGGTAGTGGTAGTTGTTTCATTTCTTTTATCCATGTTTTATCTAGTACAAGACTACCATCAATATCTACTTGTACTTCATCACCTGATAAATGAGATACGATTGTAATTGTCTTCTCATCTTCTGCAACTACAATACCTAATGAAATGCAATCACCAAGTTTAGATCTTAGATCTCTAATATTAGTCCAGCCGCTGGTAGGTGAGATAGCATCCTCCCAGTTAATTATGACTAATCTTGGTAAATTCCTCCTTGCCATAGTATTGTGTCTTTGAGTGTTTCTTCATCCAGTCTTTACGACGTTTTACGATCCTACAGCTACCTTTCTCTAGGTCTACATATAATAATTGTACACCTAATTCTCTTGCTTTGGCACTTACAATTCTACTTCTGATACTACCATCCCTATACCTAGACACAGCTTTTACATCAATTAACAGCTGTCTACCTGTTTTCTGGTGTATAGCTATCATATCAATTGGACCCTGAGGTGCACGGTTCTTGAATACCCAATAGCCCTTACTGATCAACCAAGCTTCAGCAAATGCCTCGCATAGGTGACCCTTGTCAGAGTGTCTCATTGTGCTAGTGGATTAGTACTCTTCTTCTGTAGCTGTTCTATATCTTTTTTGATAGCGGTTATTTCTTTCTGATCTACCATCTTAGCTTCTAATACTTCTACTCTTTGTATAAGTTGTCCTTGAAATACAAACAATGAAGCAATTGCTATGATAGCTCCTATTGCACCTGTTATTGTCTTGATGTCCATAGTTTATCCTCGTAAGTTTGGTTTGGGTAAATACTTCTTATATCTGTATATGTGTTTGCTATATATGAATCTATGTTAGCGTCAGTTATTTCTGGTTGTATAAATATGTCTTGATTAACCTGTGAGTACGACGCTATTTTATTATTATTTCTAGACATAACTTTAGCTACGATCATTTGTGTAGCTTTAAGCTGTCCATCAATTGTTTTAATTTTATCTGCTACTTCAATAGTTATTTCTTCTACAGAAATGTCACTGTCTGTGACCGTAGTTTCTTCAACAGTTTCCGTTGCCTCGACATTCTCTTCATATACTTCCTCAACTTGTTCAGTGTTTTCTGCATATACAATTGTCTCCTCTATAAATTCTTTTTCTTCAAGTTTAATCTCTTCTTCTATCTTTATTTCTTCCTCGATCTTTACTTCCTCGATCTTTACTTCTTCAGGCTTATATTCCTCGATCTTTACTTCTTCTACTTTTTCTACTGCTGTCTTTATTTCTTCAGTTTGTGTGCTAGATAAAAATACAGGGTTTGGCTCGTAC